GTGATGGTCGAGGGCGAGAGCGGCCTGTTGCACATCTGCCTTGCGGGCGAGGCGCCGCTCTACCAGCCTTCGCTCCACCGCCTCACCTTTCCCGGCGGGGCGCAGGCGCAGCTGTTCTCGGCCGCCGAGCCCGAGGCGCTGCGCGGCCCGCAGCACAGCCACGCCTGGTGCGACGAGGTCGGCAAGTGGCCGCTCGCGCATGAGCGGGCAACGCGCTGCTGGGACAATCTGCTGCTGGGCCTGCGGCTGGGGGAGACCCCAAGGATCGTGGTGACCACCACGCCGCGCGCTGTCCCGCTGGTGCGGCGGCTGGTGGGGCAGGCTGGCACTTCAGACGAGGTGGTGATCACCCGCGGGACGACCGAGGACAATGCCGCCAACCTGCCGGCCCGGTTCCTCGCCGCGATCACCAGCGAATTTGCCGGAAGCCCGCTCGCCCGCCAGGAAATCGGCGGCGAGCTCATCGACGATATCGAGGGCGCCTTGTGGACCCGCGCCATGCTCGAGGCGGCGCGCGAGCACGGCGAGGTGCCCGAGCCGCTGCGGGTGGTGGTCGCGGTCGATCCGCCCGCCGGCAGCGGCGGGGATGAATGCGGGATCATCGTGGCCGCGCTCGGCGCCGACGGGATCGCACGTGTGCTGGCCGATTGCTCGACCAGCGACGCACCGCCCGCCGCCTGGGCCAAGGCCGTCGCCGAGGCGGCGCAGGCCTGGCAGGCCGATCGGGTGGTGGCCGAGGCCAACCAGGGCGGCGCGATGGTCGAAAGCGTGCTGCGCGCGGCGGATCATGCCTTGCCGGTCAAGCTGGTGCATGCCGCGCGCGGCAAAACTGCCCGGGCCGAGCCGGTGGCGGCACTCTATGCCGCGGGTCGGGTGCGGCATGTCGGCATGTTTGCCCGGCTCGAGGACCAGCTGTGCGGCCTTCTCACCGGTGGCGGCTATGCCGGCCCCGGCCGCAGCCCCGACCGCGCCGACGCGCTGGTCTGGGCGCTGAGCGAATTGCTGCTGGGACGCCGCCAGCTTCCGAGTGTCCGCCCGCTGTGAGGCCCTGCGCGCCTTAAACCAGGGATTGCCCATGACTGTGCTTGAATTGCTTCGCGCCGCCTTCAAGGGCGCGGCGCGCAACCGCGTGCCACTCTCCCCGGCGCTGGTTCACGGCTGGCTTGCCGCCTGTGACAGCGGCCCGGGCCCGCGCCCCTATGACTATGCCCGCGCGGTTGCCGAGGGCTTCCTTGCCAATCCCATCGTCCAGCGCTCGGTGCGGCTGGTGGCCGAGGGTGTGGGCCAGGCGCCGCTCGCCTGCCCCGACCCGCGGCTTGCCACGCTGGTCACCGCCACCAGCGCCGGGCAATCGCTGGTCGAAACGCTGGCGGCGCACCTGCTGCTGCACGGCAATGGCTATGTCCAAATCCTCAAGGATGCTGCCGGCACCCCGATCGAGCTGTTCGCGCTGCGGCCCGAAAGAGTGAAGGTGGTGAGCGGGCCCGATGGCTGGCCCTGCGCCTATGATTACACGGTGCAAGGCCGCACCACCCGCATTGCGTGCGAGGATGAGCACGGCTGGCCCCAGATCATCACCATCCGGGCGATGCACCCGAGCGATGACCATCACGGCGCCGGGGCGCTCGAGGCGGCCTGGCAGGCGGTGCTGATCCACAATGCCGCGACCCACTGGAACCGGGCGCTGCTCGAGAACGCCGCACGGCCCTCGGGCGCGCTGGTCTATGATACCGCCGACGGCGGCAGCCTGACGCACGAGCAGTTCGAGCGCCTCAGGCGTGAGCTGGACCATGCCTTCGCCGGCGCCGGCAATGCCGGACGCCCGCTGCTGCTCGATGGCGGATTGAAGTGGCAATCGATGGCGCTCTCCCCGGCCGACATGGACTTTGCCACGCTCAAGAGCGCTGCCGCGCGCGACATCGCCCTTGCCTTCGGCGTGCCGCCGATGCTGCTCGGCCTGCCGGGAGACAACACCTATGCCAATTACCGCGAGGCCAACCGTGCGCTCTGGCGGCTGACCCTGCTGCCGCTCGCGGAAAAGCTGTTCGCCGCGCTGCGCCAGGGGCTTGCCCCGTGGTTTCCCGAGGCGGTGCTCGGCATCGACCTCGATCGCATCCCAGCCCTGTCCGAAGACCGCGAGCGGCTCTGGGCCCAGGTCTGCGATGCCGATTTCCTGACCCGTGCCGAAAAGCGCCTGCTGCTCGGCCTTCCCCCCGAGGAGACTGCCCCATGAGCCACGAAGATGTGCTGGCGAGCCTGATGGCCCAGGCGCGCGAGGAAGGAGCAGCGCTGCTCACCCTGCGCGCGATTGTCGAAGAGGCGAGCGCGCTTGCCACCCACCGCACGCTCGAGCGGCTGGGGCTCGGCGATCCCGGCGCCGAGGATGACCTCGAGGAGCTGCGCGAGCTGCTCCAGGCCTGGCGCGACGCCAAGAACAGCGCCTGGAAGGCGATCGTCGAATGGATCATCCGCGGGCTGCTGGCCCTGCTGCTGATCGGCATCGCGGTGCGGCTTGGCTTCTGGGATCGGCTGTGAGGCGGAGCCAGGCCATGCGCTTTGCCGGATATGCCGCACTGTTCGACGTGCCCGATGCGGGCCGCGACACCATCCGCCGCGGCGCCTTTGCCCGCAGCCTTGCCGCGCGCACGGCGCCGCTGCCGCTCTATTGGCAGCACCGCGCCGACCAGCCGATCGGCGTGGTCGAGAAGGCCGAGGAGGATGCCCGCGGCTTGCGCGTCATCGCCCGGATCGACCGGCCGGAAAGCCGCGCCGCCGCGCTGCTCGCCAACGGCGCGGTCAATGGCCTCAGCTTCGGCTTTCGCACCCGCGCGGCGCGGCACTCGCCCGCCGGGCGCGAGCTGATCGACATCGATCTCTTCGAGGTCAGCCTTGTCACCCACCCGCTCCAGCACCGCGCCAGGGTGCATCTGATCGCCTGATCGGCGCGCCCCACCCCTTCACCCACCGGCCGCCGAACGGGGCGGCCTTCCTTCTGCCCAACCGAAAGGCCCCTGCCCCATGGAAACGATCCTCACTGCACCCCTCACCGGCACCGATCCGCTCGATGCCAGCTTCGACATCATCGCCCGCCAGGATCGCGCCGAGGCTGATATCGCCGCGCTGCGCAGCGATGTCGATGAAGTCAAGGCGCGCCTCGACAAGGTCGCCCGTGCCGCCGCCAGCCGACCTGCGATCGGCGCGGGCGGCGCCAGCGAGAGCGCCGAGATCAAGGGCTTTGTCGATGGCTACCTGCGCCGCGGACGCGAAAGCGAGGTGAAGTCGCTGAGCGGCGCCACCCCGGGTGATGGCGGCTATGCCGTGCCACGCGCGATCGACGCGGCGATCACCGCCGAACTGGTCGAGATCAGCCCGATCCGTGCCATTGCCCAGGTGGTGCAGACCGGCACCACCGGCTATCGCAAGCTGGTGGCGACCGGCGGGATCGCCTCGGGCTGGGTCAGCGAAACCGGGCCGCGGCCCGAGACCGGCACGCCGCAATTCGCCGAGATCGCGCCCCCCAGCGGCGAGCTCTACGCAAATCCCGCCGCCAGCCAGGCGATGCTCGATGATGCCGCCTTCGATGTCGAGGCCTGGCTCGCCAACGAGATCGCGCTCGAATTTGCCCGGGCCGAGGGCGCGGCCTTCGTCAATGGCACCGGCATCAACCAGCCGGCCGGCTTCCTCACCGCCCCGACCAGCGCCGCGGTCGATGGGGTGCGGGCCTTCGGCATGGTGCAATATATCGGCTCGGGCAATGCCACCGGGTTGGGCTCGACGCCCGAGGCCAAGCTCATCGACCTCATCCATGCGCTCAAGGCGGGGCACCGCCAGGGCGCGGTGTTCGTGATGAACGCAGCGACGCTGGCGCTGGTGCGCAAGCTCAAGACCGCCGATGGCGCCTTTCTGTGGCAGCCGGGACTTGTCGAAGGCCAGCCTGACAGGCTGCTGGGCTATCCGGTGATCGAGGCCGAGGACATGCCCGACGTGGCGGGCGGGGCCTTCCCGATCGCCTTCGGCAATTTCCGCCACGGCTATCTGATCGCCGAACACGGGGCCACCCGGATCCTGCGCGATCCCTTCACCAACAAGCCCTTCGTCCACTTCTACGCCACCCGGCGCCTCGGCGGACAGGTGCTCGATTCGAACGCGATCAAGCTGCTCAAGATCGAAGCCTGAGGCCGCCGCGCCCTAGCTTCGCTGCGCCGATCGGCGCGGCGCCCCCTTTGCGCGCCGATCGGCCTCTCGCGCCCGCATCCCGCTCGGACTGCCTCTCCGCCGAGCCGGGGATGCGGGCGCATTTTTCCGTGATCAAGAAACGGGAGACACCGCGATGGAGCGGATTATCGTGCAGCCGCCGATGCCCGGCGCTTTGGCGCTGGCCGAGCTCAAGCACTGGCTGGGGATCACCCGTCCGGATGATGACGCAGCGCTGAGTGGGCTGCTCGATACCAGTCTTGCGATCTGCGAGGCCTTCACCGGCAAGGCGCCGCTGCGCATGGAGGTGGAGGAAACCATCCCCCTGGCACGCGGCTGGCAGGAACTCGTCTCGCGCCCGGTCAGGGCGATCACTGCCGCGGCGCTGATCGATGCCGAGGGTGGCCGTTCGGCCTTTGCCTCCCCAAGCGAGGCGATCGAATGGCGCATCGGCACGAGCGCCTGCGTCCAGCTGCTCCGGGTGTTCACGGGTCGCGGCATGGCTGTCCGCTTCGAGGCCGGGATCGCCGATGACTGGGAGAGCCTCCCCGCACCGCTGCGTCAGGGGATCATCCGCCTTGCCGCCCATTCCTATCGCGATCGCGAGAGCAAGGCCGCCGCGGTGCCCCCGGCAAGCGTCACGGCGCTGTGGCGCCCCTGGCGCGCGGTGAGGTTGGCGTGATCCGCGCCAGCGCCGCCGCGACGCGGCTGATCGCGCGTCTTGCCGCCCGCGCCCGGCGGATCGCCGAAAGGCGCAGCAGGGCGGCGCGCCGCACCGCCCACGACATGGGTGCTGGCTGGCGCTCGGCCAGAGCGCTGTGGCCCGACCTGTTCGAGGAGGCACAGGATGGAAAATGAGCTGCGCGCCGCGCTGATCGCCTGGCTGGGCGCCGATCCGGCGCTCGCGGGGATCAATGCCATCGCCGAGGAAAGCCCGCTGAGCGTCAGCCCGCCCTGGCTCGGGATCGCGGCCAGCGCCTCGGCTGACTGGGGCACCAAGGACCGCCCCGGGCGCGAGACCCGGATCGCGCTCGAACTCGTCACCCGCATCGACCGGCCCGAGGCCGATGCCGCGCTGCTCGCCGCAATCGAGCGCCGGGTGCTTGGCCTGCCGCGCCTTCATGCCGGCTTCGAGGTCGCCACCATCCGCTTCCTGCGCGCCCGCAGCGAGGCACGCCCCGACAATCTGCGTGCCGCGCTCATCGAATTCCGCTTTCGCCTGTTTGCCCCAGCCACGGAGTAACAACCATGCCCGCTCAATCCGGCGCCGCCTTCCTGCTCAAGATCTCCGACGGAGCGTCGCCGCCCTCCTATCAGACCGTCGCCGGGCTCAGGACCACGCAGATGTCGATCAATGGTGACACCGTCGTCATCACCCACAAGCAATCGGGCGGCTGGCGCGAGCTCCTGTCGGGGGCGGGCACCCGCTCGGTCTCGGTCAGCGCCGCCGGGATCTTCCTTGGCAGCGCAGCCGAGGAAGCGGTGCGCGCCCACGCGCTGGCCGGCACGCTCGATGACTACGAATTGTCGTTTGAGGACGGCGCCCGGTTGCGCGGGCGCTTTCTCGTGCAGCGGCTCGATTATGCCGGGGATTTCAACGGCGAGCGCACCTACACGCTGCAGCTCGAAAGCTCCGGCCCGGTGATCCCGGCATGAACCGCCCCGCCAATCCCCTGCGCGGGGAAGCGAGGCTAAGGGTTGCCGGCGCCGATTACGTGCTGCGCCCGAGCTTTGAACATCTGGTCGAGGCCGAGGCAGAGCTGGGATCGCTGTTCGCTGTGGTCGAACGCGCTGCAGCGGGGGCGCTGACACTGTCGGAGATGACCGCGCTGCTGTGGCATTGCCTGCCAACCGAGAACCGGCCTCAGCGCGAGGCGGTCGGCGCAGCGCTGCTCGATATCGGTCTTGTCGCGGCGACCGAGCCGGTGCGCGCGGTGCTCGCTCAGGTGCTCCAGGGCCGCGCATGAGCGCCACCTTCGCCGCCGCCGCGCAGCGCTGCTGGGCGCTCGCCGCGCGCTGGCTGGGCTGGCGGCCTGACGAGTTCTGGAGCGCGACGCCGGCCGAGCTGGCGATGGCGCTCACCCAGCCGGACGATCCTGGCGCGCCGGCTCCGCCGAGCCGCGAGACCATAGCCCGCTTGATGGAGCGTGATGCCCATGACCGAAGGATTTGAGGAGCTGGTGATCGACGTGCGCGCCCGCACCGAGGGCTTTGCCAGCGATCTGGAAACCATGCGCCGCGCCCTCGATACGTCTCTGCTCGACGGTTTCGGCCGGGCAGGCGATGTGCTCGAGCGCGGCCTGATGGGAGCGATCCGGCGCGGCAGTCTCGGCTTTGACGACTTGAAGCGCATCGCCTTCAGCGCGCTCAGCGAGATTGCCGCCTTTGCGCTGCAATCGGGCATGGCCAGCCTGTTCGGCAGCGGTGCCGGCGGTGGCGCTGGCGGGTTTGGCGGCCTGCTTGGCCAGACGATTGGCGCGCTTTTCGGCCTGCCCGGGCGCGCCACCGGCGGCCCGGTTTCACCCGGCCGCCCGATCCTCGTCGGTGAACGAGGGCCTGAGGTGTTCGTGCCCACCAGCGCGGGCCGGATCGACAATCTGCCCGAAGCGCCCAAAGCGCCGATCATGGCGCAAGAGCGCGCGCCGGTCGTGTTTGTCCGGCCCCCTGCGGTGCGAATCGAGACGAGTCCGGCTGCACGCCCCGCTCAGGATGTTCGCGTGGCGATCCAGCTTGCCGTGCCACGCGGGCAGGCCGCGCCAACCGCGATGCAGCGTTCTGCGCGCCAGATCGCCAGCGCGGTGCGCCGCAGCTTCGAACAGGCCTGATGAGGAACCGCCATGGCATTCTGGCTCGCCCGCGAGGCCCGCGGGCAGGAAAGCAGCTTCATCCAGCGCTTCGATCCGCGCTTCTGGACGGTGAACTTCCCCCGCCCGGCAATGGCCGCAGTGGTCACCACCGGGCCCGATGCCTTGCGGGTCGAAGTCGAGTTGCACCATGCCGGCGAACTCGTCGGGCTGATCTGGGACAGTGTCGATGCGCTCGATCACCCGCTGCTCGCCTACGCGACCGACCGGGACTATGCCCACACCACGCTGAGCTTCCGCTGGCAGTCGGAAGGGGTGATCGCGCTCGACCAGCCCAACGGCCCGACGCTGACGATCGAGGGGCGCGATGCGAGCGGCGCGCCGCGCACCTGGTATGTGCGGCTGTGGAACTATGCGCAGGGCACGCCCACCGATGCGCGCATTACCCTGCCCTTCTCGCAGCTTGAAAGCGGCTATGGCCTGCCCGGCGAGCCAATCCACCCTTCGGATATCGACCGGATCTTCATCTCGCTGGTCGCGCCCGGCTATGTTGCGGGGAGCACCGCCCCGCTGCCGGCGCGGTTCAACGGGTCGGTCACCATGTCCGAGATCAGTGCCGATGGCGCCCGGGCCATGCTGACGATCGGCGACGTGCTGGTTCCCCCGCATGGTGCGCGCATCGCCACCGCCTATGACGATGGCTACAACCAGACCCCGGCGCGGCTGCTGCGCAATCTGGTCGGCCTCGGCTATCGCGACGACATCGTCCACTATGTCGGGATGAGCCACTTCATGCGCCTGGCGCGCGGGGCAGGGGGCGCGCTCTTGGCGGCGCAGCCGGGCGCGCTGTGCACCCCGGCGGCGGTTTGGCATGGCGATTACTTCGCCCGGGCGCGCGCAGCCGGCTTTTCGGTGATCGCCTCGCTCTCCTACGAATTGTTCGACGCCTATTGCCCCGAAAGCTGGAAGCAGCGCACGGCGAGCGGCGCCCCGGCGCTCACCGGCTGGGTGCCGCCCTCGACCCTCCTGTCACCGGCCAATGCCGAGGCGATGGCCTGGCTTGCCGATGTCGCGCGGGTCTTCGTCGCCTTGCTGGAAGCTGCCGAGCAACCAGTGCGCTTCCAGATTGGCGAGCCGTGGTGGTGGGTCACGCCCGCGGGCGAAATCTGCCTTTATGATGATGCGGCAAGGCTTGCCCTCGGCGGCAATCCGCCGACAATCTCCGATCTTTCCGGCCCGCTCGATGCAGCTGTGACTGCGCTGCTCGATGCGGCCGGCGCGCTCCTTGCCCAATCAACCGCGGCGCTCACCGCCGCGGTGCGGGCCGCGGCCGAAGGGGCTGCCGAGGTGCTGTTGCTGGCTTTCACGCCCACCATCCTCGACCCCGCGCGGCCCGAGCTTTACCGCGCCAATCTGCCGGCTGGTTGGGCCTATCCCGCCTTCGACCGGCTGCAGATCGAGGACTATGACTGGCTCACTGCGGGCGCCGATGCGGCGCGGCGCGCGGCCTATGCCTTCGTTGATGCCTGGCTCGGCTATCCGCGCGCAAGCCAGGATTACTTTGCCGGCTTCGTGCTCGATCCGGCCGACGCCGATACCCAATGGCCGCTTATCGACCACGGCCTTGATGAAGCCGCCGCGCGCGGGATCGCCCGCCGCTATGTCTGGGCGCTGCCACAGGTGGCGCGCGATGGCTACACCCGTCTGCCCCCGCTTCCGGAGCCACCCATGGATGCCTTCGACGATGTCCTCTATCCCTTTGCCTTGGGGCGGGGCGCCTCGGTCGCGCCCGAGTTTTCCACCTCGATCGCGGTGACCGCCTCGGGCCACGAGCGGCGCAATGCCCTGTGGTCCGACGCAAGGCTGCATTTCGACGTGGGCGCCGGGATCCGCTCGGAAGCCGAGCTCAGCCAGCTCATCGCCTTCTTCCGCGCCCGGCGCGGCCCGGGGCGCGGCTTTCGCCTCATGGACCCTTTCGATCACAGCTCCAATGGCATGACCGGAACGCCCACGATGTTCGACCAGCTGCTTGGGCTGGGCGATGGGCTGCGCGCGGATTTTCCGCTGATCAAGACCTATGGCACCGCCGACCCGCAGGTGCGCCCGATCACCCGCCCGCGCGCCGAGACGCTGCTGGTGAGCGTTGGCGGTGAGCCGAGCAGCGGCTGGACGCTCGAACCGCTCGGCGTGCTGCGTTTTGCCGAAGCGCCGCCGCCGGGCGCCGAGGTGCGCGCCGGCTTCCTGTTCGACGTGCCGGTGCGCTTTGCCGAGGACCGGCTCGATATTTCCTCGGTCAATTTCGCCGCGGGCGAAGCCCCTTCGATCCCGCTGATCGAACTGCGCGAGCGTGCCTGATGCGGGTGTTTTTCGACCGCGATCTCGATACGGTCGCAACCTTCTGGCGCATCTATCGCCGCGACGGCGTGGCCCTGGGCTTTACCAGCCATGACCGCGATCTCGTCTTCGGCGGCGTGCGGCACATGGCCGCCCCGGGAATGATCCCGGCCGCGGTGCGCCTCACCAGCGATCTTGCCAATGACAGCGCCGAGGTCGAGGGCGCGCTCAGCCACGAGGCGATCCGCGAGGAGGAACTTGCCGCCGGGCTGT